TGGGTATAAATAGATTGGGTAATATCCTTAGCCGTAGAGTGGCCAACAATATGCTTAACCAATATCTCAGGTATATCAGCATTGCTACACATAGTAATAAACGTATGACGGGTATCATGTGGCACGTGTGAGCCTAATTGCCATTCTTCACATGCTTTAGTAAACTCATCACGATAACGATGTTTAGCCCAACCGGTCACGAGCTTTTCTGAACGTTTGAATTTAGCAGTTGTATATAGTTCTTCAATAAATGGGTAAATACATTCAGCAATCGGTATAGCACGATCACGTCCAGCATCTGTTTTAGAACCACCAATCATATATCGGTCTTTCAAATGCACATTTTCAGTCTGAAGTGCAAATAACTCGGAAATTCTTAGGCCAGTGTAAATAAAGATTAATAAAAACCGTGCTATTTGCTCGTTTTGATGTTGCCATAGAGTGTTTATATTAGGCAACGTGAAAACGTTCGCCTTGCGTGTTTCTCGTGCATTTTTTGAGATTATAATGTCATTCATATAATTTTTAGTAATGATTTCATGTTTTATGGCCACATTCATGACACGAATAAGAATTGACTTTGTATTCTTTTGGTATGAATAGGTGAAATCATTATCATCAAAAAATGACTGCACATGAACGGCACGTATGGTACTAACATCTAATTGAAGTAAGTGACTAAAATGTCTACGTGCAATATCAATACTTTGGATGCGCCCCTTGGATAACCCCTGGCGCTCAGACTCTTCTAATGTCCACTCAAATACTTGGCCAAAAGTAGTTATCTTACGTTCTTCAAATGCATCTGGATTAGTAGCATACGTAGAGAGTGCTTGATAGGCTTCGCTCTGAGTGGCAAATGTACCTAGTGATTTCTTAATAGGCTTACCATCTTCAGTCCATCCGATCGTGATTACTGCACGGTAGGGCTTACGTAATTTCTTATGTTTTAATTTATATACGGTACCTGAGCCGTTGGCTCGTTTCATGGCCATTATAAATCTCCTCCTTGTCATAGGTAGCATGGAGGTAGTATAATATGTGTATAGGAAAAACTAAATACACCACCCCGTGCTATTTGGTTTTAAGCGGCGGCATCGTTTATTCGGTGTCGCTTTATTTTTTTTATACCCCTATCTATACATTGGATAGGGGTATTTTTTTTTATTATTTAAACTTAATCTGTTTTTCTGCCCCTCCAAGATAGTAGGTAACTGTTGGCTTTAGCGCAGTCATAACTTTGGCCACACCTGGCTGTACAGGGGCAATAAAGATATGGTGATGGTAGAAGGAGTGAGGGAACATATCTAGTCGATAGCTAGGCGGTACATCTTCAACGATTTGCCACTTAGCATCTACAGATTTGCCATTGTCTAGAGTAATCTTAGAGTCATAGCCACCTGTAGCAGATAGTATCGTCCAATCCTCTAGTACCACCTGTGTGGTAGTCTGCCCTAGGACTACCTCGTCCTTAAACTGAATAGATGGGGAAGGGCGTAACATAAAAACAGCAAAAACACATATGATGATTATTCCTAATATTATTAGTATGGTGCGTTTAGGTGTCATAGGCGGAGCCTCCTTAGATTTTAGCTAGAATACAACTTCTTCCAATCGGGTTAAATGTATCCAAATAATCTCTAGCATACTTGAACGTATCGTACTCAGTTCGAGTAATACACGCTAATAACTCTTCATACTCTCTTCTTGTTTTAATAAATGGGAATATGGCAGTTAATTTATCCCCATAATATTGCAGTATGTCTGGATTTATTTCCGGTCTCTCATTATATACTATATTGCTTGCTAAGGATGAAGCATGTTTACTGAGGCCAAATAAGTGCCTATACATAAAGTATAAGTCCTGTCTTGTAGCCGGTTCTTTGCGGAACTTAGCAATAGCACCATAGACAAGTGCTGTAGGTGCAAGTAGCTCTCGTGCAAATGTATTGGCCTCCCATTCCATGAGAGATCGTTCTTTATCAGAACCATTAGGGCAGCATACTTGATGTTCACGAATAATATGACCTGCCTCATGGCAAATACTCCAAACCTTACGTTCTTTTAATACTTCCGAATTATACAGTAAATGAAACTGATGAGTTGATGGTAAATAGTAAGATACTGCATCATCAGATTGCGTAAGTCCCCTTAACTTATACTGTCCGATATGATAATCACGCTCTACTTCTTTATACGTCATAATATTAACGTTATAGTTATTAACTAAGTAGGTGAGAATAGGTCTTGCAGTTAATTTTAACTCATCAGTTAATAGTGGCCTAATTCGATTAGCAGTCTGTATTACTTTCTCTTTAGTCGATATCATCATCCTCTGGCATTTTTCCTCCCTGTTTATTGTGTAGATACTGTGCATAAGAGTTTAGTTCTTTTTTATAATTATCATCTAACGCCTTATAATTACGTTGCAAAGCAATTAAATCTAAATCCACAGCATCTAATTGACTTGCCCCATCCTCAAGAGTAGTAAGGTAATCTGCAGATATGTGCAACCCCTTGCAAATCTTAAGAATGTTATCAATAGATGCACCTCCCACATTCTTAAGGATAGATAATAGGGTAGTGTATGGCATATCTATTGATGCGGCAAAGCCTTTAATAGTATCAACCTCTAAAATACTATTCTTTAAAAATTCTTCTCTAGTCATTTCTTCTACTCCTAACTAAATTACCTTATATCTAATTATAGCAACTCAAACACGATATATCAATACATAAACACGAAATATCGTATTTAAATTATATATTTAATAAATATAACTTTTGTATTTATAAAACTTAAACAAATATAAATTTGACTAACACGAAATATCGTACTACAATTAAGCCATAGCAACACGAAATATCGTGTTTATATAATAGCGTTACATTAGGAGGTGAAAATTATATGTATAAAAACGTAAACGCTGAATTAGCAAGACGAGGTTGGAGTCGTAAAGAACTAGCCAATAAAACTGGTATTCGTTATATGACCTTAGTGGCAAAATTAAGTGGTAAATCCCCATTACTCTTTGACGAAGCAGTTAGAATTAAAAATGCTTTAGATATCCAAGACTCTTTAGACGATCTTTTTTTTATCGAATAACACGAAATATCGTACTGAATGAATAATGGAGGTATTCACTATGAAGCAACAAGTACCGGACATCGCTCCAGTAGTCGCAGCATTAGATAGGTTTATTATTACAACCTTAGATAATGGCTACTTGGAAGAAGTCCAATGTGTAAGTGATCTAATCAACGCAAGGGTCACTTTGGTATCTACTTACCAACAAATGACTAGCAATGAAAGAGCGCTACCTGTTAGAAAGGGTGGTCAACCAATCTATGCTAGACGTACAAAATAACCCCATCGGTACCGGACATACCGACAGGGCCAATCAAATAATAATTCGATTAACTTAAGTATACAACAACGAAAGGTATTTATCCATGAATAAAACAATTTTAATGACAGCAACAATCGCATCCTTAGCAGTAAATGTAATGGCTGCTAATAACAATACTTTAGCAGGCACGGACAATAACATCACAGCTACTTCCCATAGCTCAATGGTATCTGGATACCAAAACAGCATCGACGCTAACAACGCACTAGCATTTGGTACTAATAATACAGTAACCGGTGAAAATGGTTTCGCAGGTGGTAATAATGCTACTGCAGCAGGACGTAATAGCTTTGCTTTTGGTTCTCACGCCGAAAGCCTAGTGGAATACACTGTGGCAATCGGTAATCAAGCTCGTGTGTCTAGTTATGACAGCGTAGCTATCGGCAACGGTGCCTTCGTATCCGGTGAATCTAGTGTGACTCTAGGTCGTACCAACAACGTGACTGGCGAAAACTCCGTAGCAATCGGTGCTAACAATGGCACAGTAGCAGGCGGACAAAGCGCAGTCGTTGGCTACAACAATAAAATTGGTTCCCAAAAGGAACAGCTCGTGTTCGGTTCTAACTCCGAATCTAGTGGTCAAGGAGCCCTAGTATTTGGCACACACTCCAAAGCCGTAGCAATGGACGCCGTTGCATTCGGTAACAACACGATTGCGGACAAATCGAATGCAGTTGCCATCGGTACAAATTCCGTTACCGATGATGCGGTAGGGGTTGATGGTATCACAATTAATGGCACTCGCCACGTATTTGCAGGCGAGCAACCGGCAAGCGTAGTAAGTTTTGGTGCTAAAGCCCGTGCTGGTGCAGGCGGAGTAACTCNNAATTGATGAAATCGAAACAAACGCTAAACAAATTAACAAAAACAAGCAAAACATTAAAGATGTGGCAATCGGTTTGAACATGTTAGGAGATGTGGTGAATGATCATGAACAAGCCATTGCAGGTAATACTACTGCAATCACCAACAACACCAACCGCATCAATGGTAATACAAATGCGATTAATTCCCTTGGCCAAAACGTAGCTACTAATACAGCTGATATCCGTGTACTTGAAAAGGTAGCGGATAACCACGAAGGGCGCATTACTGATTTGGAACATCGTTCTACCAGCATGGCTAATGACATTAACAACAAAGTCAACAATCTTGGCCAACGTGTTAACAAGTTAGGCGCAAGTTCCGCAGCACTAGCAGGTCTACACCCCCTTGAATATAACAAGAATGACAAAGGTAGTTTTGCTATTAGCTATGGTCGTTACCGTAACGCTAACGCAATTGCACTTGGCGCGTTCTATAGCCCTAACGAAAAAGTACGCTTAGGCTTCGGTATCACACTAGGCGGTGAAACTCAATTCAATATTAATGCTGCGTTCCGCACTGGTAAAGGTTCTGAATATGAACCGCAAGCTAAGAATGGCGAGCTTGAACAACTTCGTAAGGAAGTAGCTGAATTAAAAGCATTAGTTACTAAATAAGGAGGTAGTCATGATAAAGAAAACCATCGCGGTTAGCCAAATGGCTACCGTACTTGGATGGACATTAACGGCGGTACGTGAATGTATCGCCAGGGATAAGTTCCCATTCGCTCAATGTTGGAACTGTCAAGGAAAGAAGGGTCGCACCTTCTCCATTGACAAAGAAGGCTTCCGATTCTACCTAGCTAACACGCTAGGATGGACGGCTAGCCGTATTGATAAAGAGTTCAAAGAGGCTCAGATTCATTAATAAACGAGGTGTACAAGAATGATGACTGCAATCAAAATAATCGGATTTATCTTAATCGTAGGCGCTATGGGCTCCCTTCAATTAGACAGAGTTACATTTGGCGGATTCTTTATGCAAGGCTTACTAGGTCTACTCATGATCATATCTGCTAACCAACATGAACGTATTGCATATCTTAAGAGGCAGTTACATGGCACGCACTGAAAAAAATTTTAGGCTACGCCAGGATGTGTTCTACAAGCTATGGAACGATAAGTCAGATGAGTTCAAAACTCAAAAGGCTATCCAAGATGCAGCTGAGTTATCAAAGTCTACCATTAGACGATTACTACTTGGTAATCGGGTAGACTACAACACAGCTCATGCCATAGCTAAGGTATTTAAGGTTGAAGTACCTGTATTGTTTGGTGAGGTGATTAGCTATGAAAGACTATAGTGGTCCACAGCCAGTTATCCATATGGCTGTACTAAGAAAGGGGTTCGACATAAAGCAGCTAGTCTATGAGCGCACTCCATACGGCTTCGTTGCCTGGTGCCAAGAAATTGGTATTAGCCCTAACATTGTAAAGCTAAATCGTGGTGAGTGTTGCCGTATATCAACTGCCGAACTCATAGCTAAGAAGTTACGAATGTCCTTTAATTGCTTATTCAAGCGAACAACCATCAAACAAAACTCATGGGGGAACAGATTTGGATATAAGTTAAAGCATGACGAATTCAAAGCCCTGCTAGCTAAAAGAGGTCTGAATGTACAAAGGGCTGCTGAAATATGCGGTATCCACTACGTAACGCTATACACCTATTTAAGAAATAAGAGTGTGGCCAGGTTCAAGACAGCAGTCATTATTGCAGATGGGCTTAAGGTTCCCATAGAATCCATATTCCAAGTACAAGATTACTAAGAAAGGTAAACATAATGGACAAGATTAAAATCAATTCTTTTGAATTGGAAAACGTGAAACGCGTTAAAGCGGTATCTTATGAACCTACAGAAAATGGCCTAACTGTCATCGGTGGGAAGAATGGCCAAGGTAAAACATCTATCTTAGATGCCATTGCTTGGGCGCTTGGTGGTGCTAAATTTGAACCTTCCAGCGCTGCACGTGAAGGTAGTTATAATCCACCTAAACTTGAAGTAAAGCTATCCAATGGTTTGGTAGTAACTCGAACTGGTGCTAATAGCACTCTTAAGGTACTTGATCCAGAAGGTAAGAAATCTGGCCAAAAGATTTTAGATACATTCATTGGTCAATTAGCCTTAGACCTTCCGAAGTTCATGGAAATGAGCGACAAGGAAAAGGCTAATGAACTACTTCAATTATTGGGCGTAGAAGATGAATTAAAGAAACTCGAGGGTGAATACCAAGAGACGTACGCTAAACGTCATTCTATAGGCCAAATTGCTAATCAGAAAGATAAATACGCTAAAGAGTTACCTGCATATGATGAAGTTCCACAAGAACCTATCAGTGCATCAGAACTCATTAAACAGCAACAAGATATCTTACTTCGCAACGCTGAGAACCAAAAGAAACGAAATAACGTATCTGCTATCAAAGCTCAGATGGTAACAGTCAATAACTTAGTTGATGAAGCCCAACGAAAACTAGAAGAGCTTCAAGCAAAACAGACACAACTAGCTGAAGATTATGATATCGCAACGACTGCAGCTAAAGACCTAGAGGACGAATCTACCGCAGAACTTGAAGAGCAAATCAAGAATGTAGATGAAATCAACTCTAAAGTACGTGCTAACCAAGAGCGTCAACGTGCTTTACAAGAAGCTGCAGACTTCAAACAAGAATACGATGAGTTAACGGATGACATTCAAGACATCCGTGATCGTAAGAATAAATTACTTGAGTCTGTGGATGTGCCACTACCTGGGTTATCTATTCAGGAAGGTGTGCTTATCTACAACGACAAGCAATGGGACTGTATGAGCGGTGCTGAGCAACTAAAAGTAGCCACTGCCATAGTTAGAGCACTTAACCCTAAATGTGGATTTGTATTGATGGACAAGATGGAACAAATGGACGTTGATACTATGAAGGAATTCGGGGGTTGGTTAGAGCAAGAAGGGTTACAAGTTATTGCTACTCGTGTAACAAACAACCTTGATGAGTGCTCCATCATCATTGAAGATGGCCACATTAAAGGTGAAGAGTTTAGCACTACAGGTAAGACTACTGAGGCTAAGGCTAAACCTAAAGCTAAAGCAGAACCTAAAGAAGATGTAATCGAAGAACCTAAAGTAACAGATGATTGGGGTGAATTTTAATGAAGATTGTAACAGGTAAACGTAAACGTGCTCAAAAAGTTATTGTGTACGGCACCGAAGGGATTGGTAAGACCACATTCGCAAGCCAGTTCCCTTCGCCTGTCTTTATTGACACAGAAGGTAGTACTGACCACCTAGACGTGGCTCGTACTGAAAAACCGACATCATGGTCAATGCTTATCTCTTTTATTAAGGAATTCGCTATGATGCCAGGTGGCTACCAAACATTAGTCATTGATACTATCGACTGGGCTGAGCAGTTATGTGTAGAACATATCTGCGCTCAACACCAAAAGAAAGGTATTGAAGAGTTCCCTTACGGTACTGGTTATGTATATGTACGTGAAGAAATGGGGCGCTTCCTTAACCTACTAGATGAAGTCATTGATGCAGGTATGAACGTAGTACTTACTGCACACACACAAATCCGTAAGTTTGAACAACCAGACGAACTAGGTGCATATGATCGTTTTGAACTTAAGCTTGGTAAGAAAACAGGTAGCCAAACATCACCTCTCATCAAAGAATGGGCGGACATGGTACTCTTCGCCAATTACAAGAACGAGATTATCACATCCGCTACTAATAAGAAAAAGGCAGTCAATGGTAAGCGTTTAATGTACGCCACACACTCCCCTGCATGGGATGCCAAAAATCGTCATGGATTACCAGATGTGATGCCATTTGAATATAGCCAAATCGCTCACGTAATTCCTGATGATGTACTACCAAGGGTTGCAGCAGATGAGCTAGCTAATGCAAGCACTGAAGACTACACACCAGAAGTAGTTAAAGCTGCGAAAGCACAAACTGGCGAAGTAGTAGCTAAGGAAGAGCCAAAGGTAGAGCCTAAGCCAAAAGCTAAGGCAGAACCAAAGCCTGAACCTGTAGCAGATGAAATACCATTAGTTGAAACAGCTATCCCTAAACCATTAAAAGACTTAATGGCTAAAGATAGTGTAACACTAAACCAAGTACAGTCTGTGGTAGTAGCTCGTGGTAAATATCCACAAGGTACTCCATTTGAAAATTATGATCCAGCGTTCGTAACAGGTTGGATTATCCCTATGTGGGACAAAATTGTTGAATTCATTAATAAATAAGAAACGAGGTAACAGATTATGAGCAGCGCATTTGAACAATTAGGAACTGAAGCATTAGGTTTTAACTCTGAAGTAGTAGCTGAGGTAAAAGAATTTACACTGCTTCCTGCAGGTGTATATCCATTCGTTATTACTAATGTGGAAAAAGGCTATACAGACGTGGCTACTGCTAAAATTCCGGCGAACACACCTAAAGCAGTTATTACATTAGAGGCCGATGGTGGCGAACAAGGTAAGAATAAAGTCACTGAAAGATTGTATTGGATTCCCTCCATGATGTGGAAAGTATCTAACGTATTCATTGCTACTGGTTTAGCTAAACCAGGTGAAAAGTTTATGGCAAACCCAGACCTATTAATTGGTAAAACTGGCCAATTTGAGTTAAGCCACCGCCTATATGATAAGAATGACGGCACACAAGGTACAGCCAATGAAATCAAGAAGTTTATTCAACCTAAAGACGATAGCTTCGGAGGCTTCTAATGGAATTAAGACCCTATCAGACAGAGGCAGTCAATGCCGTATGGTCAGAGTGGGAGAAAGGTAATAGACGTACCCTGTTGGTCCTTCCAACGGGGTGCGGTTAAGGCAAGACTATCTGTTTTGCCAAAATTGCTGAGGAAGCAGTCCGCAGAGGTAAGCGCGTATTAATCCTGGCACACCGCGAAGAACTACTTCAACAGGCGTCAGATAAAATCATGCAAGCATCCGGACTGACCACAGCAATGGAGAAGGCTGAGCAGTCATGCATAGGGAAATGGGACCGCATCATAGTCGGTTCTGTACAAACCCTATGCCGTGACAGCCGGCTAGCTCTATTTAGTAAATCCTACTTTGACACGATCATTATAGACGAAGCACATCATGCTTTATCTAGTAGCTATCAAGCTATATTAAATTACTTTGACACAGCCGATATACTCGGCGTTACTGCTACGCCAGATAGGTCAGATATGCAGAACTTAGGAAAGGTATTCGATAGCTTAGCTTATGAATATACCCTACGTGATGCAATTAGTAGTGGCTACCTGGTGAAGATACAAGTACAAACATTACCACTACACATTGACTTTACCAATGTAAAGATTACCGCTGGTGACTTCCAAGCCGGTGATATTGGCAGAGTATTAGACCCATATTTAGAACAAATTGCAGATACATTACTTGACTATAAAGATAGAAAAATAGTGGTATTCTTACCACTTATTGAAACGAGCCAAAAGTTTTGCAAGATGCTGATTGAACGTGGATTTAATGCTGCGGAAGTTAATGGTAATAGTAAAGACCGTAACGAAATCACAGAAGACTTCGCCAATGGTAAATACAATGTGCTCTGTAACTCAATGCTACTCACTGAAGGGTGGGACTGCCCTAGTGTTGACTGCGTAATCGTACTCAGACCGACTAAATCAAGAGCCTTATATACGCAAATGATTGGCCGTGGTACTAGGTTATGTGAAGGAAAAGACCACTTATTAGTGCTCGACTTCCTATGGCACTATGAAAAACACTCACTCTGCAGACCAGCTCACTTAATCGCTAAGTCAGATGATGTGGCCATTAAGATGACTGAAATACTTGAAACTTCAAGTATGGGATTAGAGGAAGCAGAAGAAGAGGCTGAACGTGATGTACTAGCTGAACGTGAAGCTGCACTTGCTAAAGAGCTTGCAGCAATGCGCAAGAAAAAAGCTAAATTAGTAGACCCATTACAGTTTGAATTCTCTATCCAAGCTGAGGATCTAACACATTATGTACCTACATTCGGTTGGCAAGCATCGAGTATCACAGACAAGCAAAAGAAAACTATCGAGGACTTTGGGCTTAATCCGGACACTATTGAGGATGCAGGCAAAGCATCAATGCTCATCGATAGATTACACAAACGTAAAGCGGAGGGGTTATCCACTCCAAAACAAATTCGATTCTTAGAAAATAAAGGCTTTAAGAATGTTGGTACTTGGACTAATACACAAGCCTCTAACATAATTAGCCGCATTAGTGCTAGTGGTTGGAGAATACCGAAAGGAGTTAAACCTGCAACGTACCAACCATCATAAAGGAGTGCAAATGGAAGAAAGAAAGTTAGATTTAAGAGAAGTATTGGAGTATATCGACCCAGTCGATTGCTCCTACGAAGAATGGCTAAACGTAGGCCTTGCACTTCACCATGAAGGGTATCCAATGTTCGTGTGGGAAGAGTGGTCATCTAATGACGGTGAGCGGTTCCATCCTGGTGAATGTGAAGCTAAATGGAATTCATTCGGTGCTTACACTGGTAAACAAATCACAGGTGCAACTATCACTCAGATGGCTAAGGAGAACGGGTGGACATCTAGTCGCAGTAATCAATGGGATGCAACTGCTATTCCATTTGGAACTATGGTTATGGCTAATCCGGATCCATACAAAATTATTGATAAGACCTGGGTGGAAGCATCTGACATTGAAATTCCAAAGCACTACCCTCAAGAACAACGTGTAGAGGACTTAACAAAGTACCTACAAGCGTTATTCGAGCCAGACGATTATGTTGGCTATGTAAATACTGTCTACACTCATCAAGATAAAGACGGTACAGAAATTAAATCGCCGACTAAAGGAAGTTATGGCCGCACGCAAAATCAAATTTTAGACGCTCTGAGAGCTAATAAAAAGGTTGATGATGCAATAGGTACCCTCGATGAAGAAGCGGGCGCCTGGATACGATTTAATGCATTAGATGGCAAAGGAGTAAAGAATGATAATGTGTCATCTTTCAAATTTGCACTCATTGAATCTGACAATATGGAACTCGGAAAGCAAAAGGCTATCCTTGAACAGTTAGAGTTACCTATTGCAGCTATGGTATATAGCGGTGGTAAGAGTATCCACGCTATCGTACATATCGATGCTAATGACTATTCTGAGTACCGTAATCGAGTAGACTTCCTCTATCAAATCGTGCAGAAGAATGGGTTCAAGGTTGACAAACAGAACAAAAACCCTAGTAGGTTATCACGTATGCCAGGTGTTATGCGTGCCGGTAAACCTCAATTCTTAATTGCTACGAATATTGGTAAAGAGTCATTCAAGGAATGGGAAGAATGGATAGCCACTGTTAATGATGACCTCCCAGAACCGGAAGATTTGGAAGCACTTTGGGATAACATGCCAGACTTAGCACCTAGCTTAATCGACGGAATTCTTCGTGAAGGTCACAAGATGCTCATTGCAGGGCCATCTAAAGCAGGCAAGTCATTCGCTCTTATCCAATTATGTATCTCTATTGCAGAAGGTAGACCTTGGTTCGGTTTTGACTGTGCACAGGGTAAAGTACTCTACGTAAATTTAGAACTTGATCGTGCGTCATGTTTACATCGATTTAAGGATGTATATGATGCACTACACCAGGCGCCAAATAATTTAGATAACATATCTATTTGGAACCTCCGTGGTAAGTCACTACCTATGGACCAATTAGCACCTAAGCTAATCCGTAGAGCGGAAAAGAAAGGGTACAAGGCTATTGTTATTGACCCTATCTATAAGGTCATTACAGGTGACGAAAACAGCGCAGACCAAATGGCTAACTTCTGTAACCAATTTGACAAGGTATGTACTGAGCTGAAATGTGCAGTCATCTATTGTCACCATCATTCTAAGGGTAACCAAACTGGCAAACGGTCTATGGACCGTGCATCCGGCTCCGGTGTATTTGCTCGTGACCCAGATGCCTTAATTGACTTACTAGAAATTGAAGCAGATAACCTCGACGAAAACAAACTCGAAGGTGCTCCAGTGGATACTAGCCAATGCACTGCTTGGAGAATGGAAGGTACACTCCGTGAATTTCCTCGGTTCAAACCTGTTGATCTATGGTTTGAATATCCAATACATAAAGTCGATGAAAGTGGTTTCTTAGCTATGGCACAGTTTGACTCTGCACAAGCTAAAGGAACTCACAATAGTGCTAAGAAGAGAAATGCAATCAAGGAATCTCGTAAAGAAAAACTAGTTGATGCGTTTAACATTGCTGCTGCTGAAAATGGATTCAGTGGAAGAGCAGACATAAAACGGGTAGCCGAAATTATGGAAGTCAGTGAACGCACTATTAGAAATTACTTAAAAGAGATACCCATTCTTAATGTTGAATTAGGTGAACTTGTTATGGCGGAGAAAGGTTAACAATAGGGAAGAAATTTGCTCTATATATATATAGTAAATTTCACAATTTTCCTTCGATGTAAGAGAAAAATTTCAAAGGGGTAAAAAGGGGACTAAAGTCTCCCCTTTTTACCCTCCTCCTTTAAAATTTCTCTTACCTTACATAACGATTTTTCTTTTCTTCCTTCGGAGGTTGTTATTTTGAATGTGAGGCTAGAAGGTGAATGAATGTTAGTTAAAGATGAAACAAAATATTGTTGGGTTGATGATGAAGTGGCTGGCGAACCACAAGACAGCATTGAAATGGCTATCGCAGATTATGTAGATAACGAATATGACTATGGCGATTTTGATGCTTTAAGTCGAGAAGAATTATTGCAAACAACAATAGAAATAGGTCATCCATACCGATATGTACCTGAGGTAGATAGTGAGCGAGTGATTTGGAACGTGCTTGATTACAACTTAGATGATG